TTCCAGCTCGTCCCCATGGCCGCCCAGAGCGCGGCCTTCTGCGCCTTTGTCAGGTTCAGCCCATCCAGCACGGTCTGGATCCGTTCCTGCGAAACTGTCTGCGTTCCGAACTGCTTGAAGTACGTCTGCTTGTACTGCATGTAGGCGTCATAGCCGACGCCGTCCGCTGCCAGCGCGTCCATCTTCGCCTGCTCCTCGTCAGACGCCATGACGGAATAATAATATGCCGTCTTCGCGTTCTGTGGGATGTCGTAGGCGTACAGCATGGCGAGCTTTGCATTCTTGTCGTTGACCTTCTTCATGGCGGTCACGAATGCGTAGCTTTCTCTCTGGTCGGTTCCGCCCTCGGTCATGCCCTGATAGGCGGCGGTCTCCTTCGCGGACAGCGACTTGAACCCGCTCTCCACCCAGCTCTGCGCCTCTTCCGTCGCCGTCTTGCCGAACAGCAGCGCCTGTGCCCAGCTCTTCGCCCGGTCTGCGGGATTGTCGTTATACACGGGATACTGTAAGATATCGCGCCCCTCGTTGTCCACTGTGTAGCTGCCGCCGCGAGCCGCCGCCGTCGCGCCCTGATACGACTTGCGGATCTGCCCGCCGCCGAACGGCGTCGCCAGATACAGGCCCGGCTTCAGAAGCTCGTTTCCGATGGTCTGTGCCTTCTTCGCAGGCGCCATGTCCTCGTTCTTTGCCAGCAGCGCCTTCTCGATGTTTCCGAGGTTCGGGATGGCCGACGCGACCGCGATCCTGCCGCTGTCAATGTCCAGCCCCAGCGCCTCATCCACGCCGAGGATCGTCAACGCCTGCGTGCCCGGGAACTCAGAAATGATGTTCCCCTCAAGGTTCTTGATCGCCTGATACGTGCCCGGCTTCTCCTTCGTGAAGTCCCATTTCCCGGATGCTGCCGCCTGTACCGTGTTCGGCAGCTGATACCCCGTGAAATCTCCGACCGTATCATTGATGATATCCAGCGGATCCAGCGCCGCACGCCTGCCCACAATGCTCTCATAGAATTCATTGTAGATCCACGCGCCGATGAGGAATTTGAACATGGCCTTCGCCAGCGCCGCCACGCCCTTCTTCCGCTCCTCCCGCGCCATATCCTTGAAGATCCAGCTCAGTTCGTTGTTGACTTCCAACTGAAACTGCGTGAACAGCTTTACCAGCGGGTTCCGCGCAGAGTACAGCGTCGGCGTCGAGCCTTTGCTGCGGTCTGCCATCACGCCGGAGGCAAACTGGTCCGCCTCCTGCATCGCGCTCATCTCGCTCATGCCCCGCCGCAGGTTCTGGTAATACCGCGCACGGACGACACTTCCCGTCGTAAACGTGTCGATGGATTCCATCATCCAGCCTGCACCGGCGGAGACTTTATCCATCGTGCTCATGGCCAGCCGCCTGTAACCGCTGCGGTTGTTGATGAACGTCGACGCAGAATCCAGCCCGTCAGCGGTCTTGTAGTTTTTCAGCGTATCCCACATGCCGCGCAGCACGTCCTCCGTCGACACCTGGCTCCATACCTGCGTGATTGGAATGAAGTTTGTGAGCGCCGAACCCACGTTGGCCGCGACCATGTTCGCGCCCACGCGGGACTCAAACTTCTTCATGACGTTGTAGAATTGTCTCCCAAACGTCTTCTCCATGCCCCGGTCGAGCCGCGACTTCTTTCCCGCCAGAAGGTTTGTGTATTCGTCCAGCTCATCCACGAAGTTGGAAAGCCCATACCGTCCGTTCTTCGTCAGGTTTGCAACCTGCTCGTTGGCCTCGTCCGGGTTGAGGAACGGGTTCATCATGATCGCGTCGATCCGCTGTTTCAGTCCCTCGTCCGACGCCCGATACCGGATCTGCGTCGCCAGCGCCCGCAGTCGCTGAATGTCCGCCGTGTGGAAGATCACGTCCGTCGCGACCTCGATATACCGGTCAAAGCCCTGCAGCGCGTCATACGCCGTCGCGTAGCCAAGTCGGTTCTGGATGTTCGCCATGTACCGGATGCCGGGTTTGAAGTTTGCCGTGAGGCCGTTGATCGTCGCAGGCAGCGGCGACACATCGCCCTCGATCCCGGCCGCCCTTGCGAACTTCTGCAGAATGCTGCCGCCTTCCTCGTTCTCCTGGAAGTGTGGGAAATATCCCTGCAGATAATTGACCGGCTCATAGCCGTTCTCAATGCGCACCCGGTTCATATCCTGGAACAGCTTGTCGTAGACCTCATGGAAAACCTTCACGGCTGCCCGCACCTTGCCGAGATCCAGATTCGGGTTCTGCTTCTCGAATTCCTGAATGGCCGCGTTCCACTCGTCAAACGTCATCCCCCCGCGCCTTTCGACACGCGGGTGCTGCTTGAGATAGTCCCGGTTGAATTCCGCCTCGCCCAGCCACTGCACCGCATAGCTCTCGGATACCAGATTCCCCTTCCGTACCTGCCGGTCGAGCTTCAGCGCCTTGATCCTGTTCTGCTGCTCGACCAGGTAATTCTTGCGTTTGCTCTCGTTCTCATGCACGGGCCAGAAATACTTGTTGATAAACGCATTGGCCTTTTCGTCAGAGACCTTGCCCTTCCGCGCGATATCCCGGATGTTCCGCTCCATCGTCTCGCGCTGGTACTGGATCCCCATGGTCTTGTCGACCCACTTGACGGCCTCGGCTTCCGTCAGCGCCTGCTCGGCAAAGTCCCGCAGCCCCTGCTTGCGCTGCGCGTTCCATGCCTTGAGCTTCAGCGCCAGCATATCATAATCGGCCTTTGCCTCGTAGACCTTCAGGATCTGCTGCCCGTTTTCCAGCCCTGCCACATAATCCGGGCTTGTCTCCCCGCGCAGCAGCCGGTTCACGATCTTCTGGTCGGCTTCCGTCAGCAGCGTCTTGCTCTGCGCTTTCTCGACCACTCGCCTCGCGTCCTTCAGCTGTGCCCACATCCGCTTTGTTTCTTCCGCTGTCTGCGGAATAGCAAGCTTTTCTTTGGCCTTGTTCTGCGCGTCCAGATACCGCTGCGCCACGCGCAGCCCGCTCGTCAGCCGGTCGATGGATTCCGTGAAATTTGCCTGCTGCCACTTCTTAAAGCTCGCCGCCTGCGCCCCGTAGTATTCGTCCAGCGTCTTCTGCACCTTCTGGATCCCGCGCGCCACATCGTAGATCTGCATCAGCTGGTCGCTCGGCGCGGTAATGTCTGCCGGAAACAGCTCCGGCGCCATCTCCTGCAGCTGCTGATACGCCACGTCCACCGGCAAGCCGTCCTTGCTGATCGTCAGCGTTCCCATTGCCGCCTTCCGGAACAGATTGTAGTCCGCAATGTCCTGCCGGTCCTTCTCGGAGATGGAAAGCTTCTGATCCCGGATGAACTTCTTGAGGTCGCCGTACTGCTCAATATACTGCGTATCTTCTTCGATGCCCGCCTGATAGGCCGTTTCAAAGAGATCATTCAGCTTCGCCCGGTCAAGCTGCCCGTCCGTAAAGAACGTCCGCAGCGCCTCCTCGGCCATCGGCCGCAAAACCTCCCGTTTCGCCTGCCCCGGCACGCTCAGATTCTCCGCCAGCTCGTTTACCAGTCCGGCCTCCAGCCGCCGCACATACTGTGCCGCCTTCTCCCCCATCAGGTCCCGATACCGGCCTTCCTGCGAAGAATACCGGAACTGGCTTACCGACGGTGTGTTGTCCGCCTGCGGGAGCGTCCCGTTCTCAAAATAATCTCGGATCGCTTGCAGCACCTTGTTAGCGTGCGTCCCTCTGGAAAATTCCGTGCTGGAGATCGTATTTCCCTGTGCGTCGTCAATGTCCAGAATGACCTCTCCGCGCTCCTTGCTGATAAAATCGCCGAGCGCGTCCATCTGCGCCTTCGTCGGCATGACGGCAAGATTGATGCCTCCGCTCTCCGGCGAAATGCGGATGTTGCCTTCCTGCATGAAGCGCACCATGCCGCCGCTGTAATCTCCGCCGCCGTAGTCCTCGCCGAGCGCGTCAATGATATCCCGATGGTCGACCGTCCGGTATCCGCCGGGCCCGCCCTCGTGCCTTCCGGAGAAATCCAGCCTTGCGCCGTTCAGCAGCACATAGCCCGTCTCGCTCCACTTGTACGTCCGCCCGAAATAGTCGAGCGCGGTCTTGTCGTTCTGCTTCCGCTGCTCTGCGGACGTCTGATCTTCGCTGGCAGAGAATTTCCCCTTGACAGTTTCTCCCGTTTCGGATATACTGTTTTTAGAAGAACCTGCGTTGGCGGCATTTTTGCTGCTGACCCCGGCAGTGAAAGTCCGGGGGGCGTCGGTTCTTCTTTTTTTGAGGTAAAACGTGTAGACGTAATCTCCATCTTCCCGTCTCATTACGTCCAGATTGAAATCATACGTTCCATTCCGGTTCGGCTGTGCTTCATCCACATAATTGATTGCATTCGTGAAATAGCTCCAACGCTCTGTTCCGTCATGGGCCTGCGTTTGTTTTGTCCCGCTCTTGCTGTTGTCGTACATCGATTCACTCGCGATTTCCCAGATGTCGTTTGCAAGGTTCAGCGTAATCAAGCGCTCCGTCCTGCTCCCTCGTCTGTTCCCATACGCCATCTTCCCAGCGAATGTCTGTCCGTTTGCTTCTCCATCAAACCTAGCCGTTATCTGTTTTTCTTTCCCGTCCTCCAAGACCGTCAGGTTGAGGGGTTTTTCATCCCACGCTTCTGTAATGAGCCTGTACATATACTCGCGCTTTTCGTCCATTGTCATGTCACTGGAAAAATCGCTCTTATACGTTTTCAGTCCGTTTTCTCCACGCCCGACCATACTGTATTTCGCCGGCGGCGCTCTCGCGCTGCCGGTTTTTTTCTGCCACTGGCCGACCTCCATCTTCACGTCCGCGCGCAGCTGGTTCGTGCCGTAGTCCGTTCGGTTCATGCCGGCGTAGGTGTCCGCGACGATCTCCTCGACGTAGGCGTCCGTGTCGTCGCCGTAGATCCCGGCGTAGGCGTCCACATAGCTCTCGATCATCTCCTTTGTGATCTTTCCCTCGCCCAGCAGCCGCTTCTGGATCTTCGCCGCCATCTCCGGCCAGCGCTTGACAAGCAGGTGATATCCCTCGTGCTTCGCCAGCTCGAACGCGGAATATTCCTCGCTGTCTGCCCGGATGAGCACGGAGCCATCCTCCGTCACGGCGGCATCCGCATAAAACGTCTGCCCATCGATCTCCTGCGTCAGCTGCCCGGTGAAGAATCGCGCATTCTGTACGCCCATCGACCGGAAGAACTTTGACGCCGCCTGGATATCCTCGCTTCTTCCCTCCTGCCCCTTCGGCATGACGCGCACTTTTTGCGTGTTGTTCTCCCCGAAACCGAGCTCCGAAAGCGTTACTTCATCCCAAGCCTTTGCGAGATCTCTTGCACCCTGCGCTCTCTTTCTTCCGGCGTCAGCTCTTTGCCGCTGCGCTGTGCTTTGGCGAACGCCTCCAGCCTGTCCTTCGGCACGCTGACCAGCCTGCCCGACTTGTCCTTCATCAGTAGTCTCGATACTGCCATTGTTTACCCCTTTCTGCCCTGCGGCAAGGCCCGCTCGATAGGCGGCTGCCGCCACGTCCTGATTCATTCCTTCGGCGTAGCGCATCGCCCGCTGCTCACTCGCGCCGAGTCTGCCCTGCTCATAGACCTGTCCGAAGCTCTGCGCATACTGCTCCGCCGGCATGCCCGTCGTGTTCCCGTTCAGGAAATACGACGCCGTCTGCTCGTCGTAGCCCGCTCTCTGGGCCTGCTCCTGCAGATACTGTTGCTCCTGCTTCATCGAGCGCCTGCTCCGCGTCCGCCGTCTGCCGCTGGGCATACTGTACCGGGTCCAGCTCTCCCATGTTCTCTGTCCCTGGAATTGGCGCAAATAAGCTGTCCTGGTCGTACTGCCGCTGCGCCGCCTGCTGGGCCTGCTGAACGGCCTGTACAGACTGTTGTGCGCGGCTCTGCTCCTGCTCCTGCTGGTACTGCTGCGCAAGCCTCTGGTTCTCCTGCGCCGTCTCCTCCGCGCTCTTGTAGATCTGGAACGTCTTCTCGTCCGCCTCGGCCTGTGCCTGCTCCTGCCGGGCCTGTTCCTGCAGCTGCTCGAGCCGGGTCAGCGTCTCCGGCACGCGCGGCTCCTGCCCTTCGTCCACGGCCGCCTGCTGCTCCTTCGCCACCTCACGCAGCGTGTTCTCCACGGCCTTCTGCGTCACCTCGCCGCCATCGTCCACGGTCTGCTGCAGTTCCTCGGCCAGCTGGTGCGCCTTCGTGCCCTCTTCCTGCGCCATGCCATAGTCGATGACGTCCTGCACTTCGCCCGCCTCGATGACCGCTCTGGCCGTCTGCGTGACGTTTGCTTCCAAAATCACGCGGTTCACGCCCGCATACGTCCCGGACATGGCAAGGCCGGACAGGCCGCCCGCGAGGAACGAAAGGCTGTCTTCTTTTGCGAAGTCTCCGACCATCGCCGCCAGCGCCTGTGCCGGCGTCCTGCCCTCTGCGATATAATTTGCGTAGGCCGACATGACCTCACCCCGGTCATGCTTCGCCACCACGTCATACGCACGGTTGAGCCAGTTGGACGCGATCTCTTCCGCGCCTTCCGACGCGAACGACCGCAGTGCCTTCTCCCAAACGGCCTTGCCGCTCAGCATGTTCTCGATAATATCGCCCACGGAGTATTTTTCCGTGAAGCCCTCGATCGCGCCCTCGACGATACCGTCGACCAGCGCGTCCGCGTTGGACTTGCCGTTCTGAATGCCCTCATAGACCGAATCCGCCGCGACCTGCGATCCCATCACCCAGTTCATGGTCTCCGCAACCGCATCCTTCGCCCCCGCACCGGCCACGCCGCCAAAGGTTCCCACGAGCCCCGTCGAGACCGCCATGTTGACCGCGCTGTCCAGCGCCGACGTGCCTGCCTGATAGAGGAACTGCCCCGTCGGGTTCATCCCCTGCATCACGCTCCCCCGGATCCCGGAGGAAAGCCGCGTCGCGTTGTACGCCGGGCTGTAGATGTTCGTCGGCATATCCTCGTTCTGATAGCCGCCCGCCCACTTCGGCAATACGCCGCGCAGCGACTCCACATTGCCCAGTGCCTTTCCGGGCGCCAGCGCTGCAGAGAACAGCGTCGCCGCGGCTTTCCCCGCGAAGGATCCGCTTCCCATCTCCTGTGCCGCCTGATCGAGTTTCTGCGCGTTGTCGTAGTCGTCCAGCACCTTCTGCCATTCCGCCAGCCGCTTGAGCGTGTCGTCGCTGTAGCCTTTTTCGTTGAGTGCCGTCTTCGCGTCGTACTTCGCATACGCCCGCACCTGATATCCGTTCAGTTCCTGCCCGCGGTACTGCCGGAGCAGATCCTGGTCTTCCTTACTCAGGTTCCCGATCGCCTCCTGTGCCCGGGCCAGCACGCTCTGGCTGTCGACCTGCGCCTTGCGCTCCTTCAGCGCGTCGATCTCGTTCTGCAGCTGCGTCACGCTCTTCCCATTTTTCGAAAGCCCGGTCCCGGAGAAATGCGTGTCCGCCTGTTCGATCTCCAGCGCCTCAATCTGCTTGTCCAGCTCCTGCGACGTCCGCCGCATCTGATCCCGCTGCGCGGTCTGCGCCGCTTTTGCACGCCGGTTCTGCGCATCCACGTCCTCCCGCACCTGCTGCGTGGCCGGCGCAAACCGGCCGGCCAGCAGTGCGCTCTGTCCCTGCAGCGCCAGCGTCCCAAGCTTCAGCCCCTGCGCCGCCTCCACGCCGCGCAGATAATTCTGGTACGTCCCGTACTGCTTCTGCATGCCAGACGACCGGCTGTATTCCTGCTGCGAGACCTTCCCACTGATAGCCGCCCCCGCATTCTCCGTCTTCTTCTCCCCGCTCGCCCGGCCCTTCAGCGCGGCCCCCAGCTCGATCTGCGCAAGCTCCGCCTCCCGCACGGCGTTCTGGTATGCCATAAACGCTGCATACTGCTTATGCAGCGGATCGTCTACGGTCGTCTGCGTGCTCTGCGCGTTCTTCCCGTAGTCCGGGTTCGGCAGGCCGTACTTGCTCGCGATCTGGATCTGCTTCTGGTTCAGCGTGATTCTTCCGCCGCGATAGGCGGAGGGAGCCTGCTGCGTGCTGGCTCCCTGTCCGCTTCGGATGCTCTCTGCAATCCGCTTTTGTTCCTCTGTCAGTGTGATTCGTCCCATGCTTCCCTCCGTTACCGCTGCCGCAGATATGTCGCGCCGTAGTATTCCAGATACGCCTTGAACGTATTGGCCTCCAGCGCATTGTAGCCCTTGCTGTTGAGGTAGTTATCCAGCGTCCGGCTGTCAAGATATACGGTTCTGCCCGTTCCTCTGACGCCATCTTTCGAGTTTTTAAGCGTTGCGCTGCTCATCTTGTCCATATAGGCTTTTGCCGCCTTTGCAAGCGTTTCGTTCTTCTTGTCCGTCAGGCCGCTGCTGCTCGTTTTTCCTCCGCCGCCTCCGCCGCCGGATTTCTTCACTGCCGCCTGCTCCGCCGCCAGCGCCTGCAGATAGGCCGCGTTCTCGTTGTTTGCCTTCTGCGCCCAGTAGTCGAGCATCGTCGCCCACTGGCTCTGGTCCAGCGACCGTTCCGAGTTGTACGCGCTCCGCGCATCCGAAAGATCCGAATAATAATCGCTGACCGTATCCCGGTACCGGCCGTAGTCCGTATCCTCCCGGCCCTTCACGAGGCTGTACTGGTTATAAAGGTCCGTCCCCTCATCCTGATACCGCTGATATGCCTGCTGCTGCAGCTGCGGCACGATGTCGTTGAGGTTCTGCAGATACGCATTGTACGCCTGCTGGCCCACCTGCTCACCGTATGTTGAGCCATAGCCGCCCGTGAGTGCCGCCGCCTGTCCCATCGTGTCCTGCATGGCCAGCCGCCCGAGCCGCTGGTATTGCTCCCTGTACTGCTGGTACAGAGGATCCGTCCCCATGTCATAGTTGAATTTCTTCCGGTTCCGGATCTGGTCATACAGGCTCGTCAGCTCATCGTCCCAGCGCGATTGATACGCGCCCGGCTTGCTGGCCTTGACCTGCTCCAGATACGCCTGCGCCGCCTGCACGCTGCCCGACGGCGTGTACCCGCTCTCCAGCCCGTTCAGCTTGCTTCTCGTGTAGTCCGACACGCCGGACATGGTGTAAGGGCTGTTCCTGGTCTGATAGCTGCCGCCGTAGTTCCTCGTCGTCTGGTTCTTGTTCACCAGCTGCGACTGGTAGCTGCCGTCCGCGTTCACGCCCGTGATGCGGTACGTGCCGCCGCCGGTCACGACCTCGTCGCCGGCCGAAAGCCCCGCCGGGGCCCTGCCGCCCGACTCTACTCGATATACGCTCATAGTCTCACCGCCTTAAAGCTTGAAATGTGTCGCGTACTGCTTCGGCATGTACGCCTGGTTGTAGGCGTTGAAATACCCCTGATAGTAGCTGTTGTACTTCGCCGCCTCGTTTGCATACTTCGTCGTCTCCCCGTTGGCGTCGCAGATCTTCATCCCCAGATACCAGCGGTAGATCTCATCATACGGCCACGGGATCAGAAGCTTGGTTTCTAAGTCCACGTCCTCCCCGTAGCCCGTAAACGGCTCCGGTTCCTTCTCGTGCTCATGCGTACAGATGATATCCCGATACACGATTCCGTCCAGCTCCGACAGCCACCGGACCTTATCCGGCGTCTCGTACTGGTTCGACAGTAACCGGTCGACCGTCTCGATCGCTTCCCGAATTTTCATTTTTCCTCCTTACCAAAAGAAGGGGCATTTCTGCCCCTTCCTCTGCTTCATGCCGTCATGGGCATTCACTTGTCAGTTGTCCGCCTGCGCGCGGCGGAAGGCTTCTTCCTCTGCCATCCGCGCGTTCATCAGGACTTCATACACCGGCAGCGGGACCTGCACGTCCTTGCCCTTCGGCACCATGAACGTCCGGCCGTTCACCGCCACGAAGCGGCTCTGCTCCTCGTTCTCCTGCCCGCGGGGCAGGTAGATCGTTTTCATGACGTTCCACACGTCTTCCGGGTTTGCCTGTACAGCCGCCGCGGCGGTCTCTTTCGTTACCATGCTATATGCTCCTTTCTCAGTTCGCCTCGTCCGTGCCGGAGTATGCGCTGCAGCTCTCCACGCGGACCATGCGGTCCTCGTACAGCAGCTTCGCCGCCATCTCGGCCTTGTAGCCGACGGTCGAGAACTGTTTCAGCGGGCCGCCGATCTCGTCCTTATCCTTGACGATCATCTCAAGATTGCCGCCCTCCGGGTCGATCATCTTGTATGCGTCCTTGCCGAGGAACAGCGTCGCGTACACGCTGTAGTAGACCGCCGGGTTTCCGTCAGACGCTGCAGTCTTGACCGGGCAGGTCGAGTTGTTGAAGATCTTCGCCTCCGTCGTCTCGACAAACCGGACGCCGTGCAGCTCGCCGATCTCCCCCGAGAACAGCGGCGTGACGTCTGCGTACTTGTGTGCCTCGACCCATGCGTTCGAGGACCGCAGGTCGTATGCGACCGACGGATGGATGATCGCGACATACTTGCCGTCGATCTTCGGAGCCTTCATTTTCTTCAGCGTCGTCACGGCCTTGTTGACCTCGTCCGGCGTCAGCTTCGCCGTCAGGTCGAGGCCAGCACGGCTGGTGACTGCCGTATGCGCGCCGCCCGCTGCGACCTTGTCGCAGTACTGCACGTTCGAGCCTGCCACGACCGCGTCACGCACGCGCTTATCGATGGACGTGCCGGCGGAAGCGCCGAGCTCTTCGGTCGCGCCGAGGATGACGTTGTCCAGCGCGTGCAGCTCGAGCTGGTCGGAGACCGTCACATACAGGCCGATCTGCTTGATCGCGCCGATCGTGATGGTCTGGCCCATCTTCTGGCCGGTCGGGATGACGCCTTCGGTCAGCTCCTCCGCGTCCTTCAGCGTGTTCCACTTGCGCCACTCGACGGTCTTGCCGTGGTTGCGCGGCAGCGCCTGACGGCCTGCCAGCTGCGCATGCACGAGGTTCGGCCGTGCGTTCTCGAGCAGCTGCGTGTCGTAGAACGTCTTCATGGTCGGCGCGAGCGTGTCGTTGCCGCTGAATTCGGTCGTCTGACCGGTGCCTGCGTTTACGTAGTTGCCGGTCGCGTTGACGAGCGTACCGGCGTCAGCAAAAAACTGAAATCCGACTTTGGATTTAAACATGATTTCCTATCTCCTTTCTCAGGGGATCACTCGTTCCCCTCTTGCCGCGCGGCGGCGCATGTCCTCCACCTCCGCGCGTGACCAGTGTGTTTTCATCGGGACGTTCTCTCCGCCCGCAGCGCCGGAGCCGATCTCCTGCGGCCGCGCGCCCTGCGCCTGGATGGTCCGCATGACGTTCTCCCGCGCCTGGTTCGCCACCAGCTGCGCCTGTGCCTGTGCGATCTCCTGCTGGTGGATGACCTCATATGCCGTCTTCGGCGGCACGCCCGCGCCCATGAGCCGTGCAAAATCCGGGTTCTGCATCTCGGTCTCAAAGTCCGCGCCGTACCGCGCCGTCACATCCCGGGCAAAGTCTGCCTGGATCCCGGCAAAGGCTTCTCGCATCTGGTACTCCTGCAGCTGCCGCCGCATGGCCGTATTCTCGGCCCTGCCGGCGTACTCCTTTTTGAGGGCGTCCGCCGACATGCCCTTTTCCATGGCCTCCGCGCTATAAAGCCGCTCGTCAGCGGAAAAGCGCTGTGCCAGTGCCGCGAAGTCCGTCTTCCGCGGGTCCGACGTGTCGATCCCATAGAGCGCGCCCAGCTGGTCAATGATCGGCGCCATCGCCTCGGCCTGCCCCTTGTACTGGTTCAGCCCGCGCACGCGCTGCTTTACGACCTTCTGCACCGCAGAATCAAAGTCCTGCTTGTACCGGCCCCGGATCAGACTATCGAACGTTTCTTCCTGTGTACCCTGTCCCTGAGCGTCGGGGACGTTGACCGGCTGCTGCTGCACCTGCGCCTGTGCGGCTGCCTCCTGCCCGCTCTGCTGACCGGCGACGTCAGCTGCGCCCATGGTCTGAGCGCTTGCGCCCGTGAATTCGCCTTCCATGCTGTAAATTCCTTTCTGGCGTTTATTCTAAAATCATCGTAGCACAAACTTTTCCCAACTTCACCCCACGCCAGCCAGAAATAATCCCGCCAGAACGGGCCGCCGCAATCGTCGGTTCTTATCCCGGCTGCGTGCTTTCTTCCGACTTTTTGCGCGCATTCTCCACGATCTTCGGCTCCTGCGTCTCGCCAGTGTTGATCTCCGGCTTTTCCGCTGCCGCGGCGCTCGCCTGCGGGACTGCCTGTCCGCCCTCCTGCAGGATCTGCTGCGCCAGCCCCTCACCCATGACCGGATCGTACCGGTCCGCCAGTGCGAGCGCCAGCTGCTGCCACTCGACCAGCTGCTGCTGCAGGTCCGCGTTCTCCTGGACCTTCTGGATGATTGAGTCCTTCCCGTCAAAGTCCATCATGTCGAGCGTTGCAAGCGTCTGGTCCACCATCTGTGGGTTGAAGAACCCCAGCTGGAAGAACTGCAGCGCCAGCTCGTTCTGCGCCATGGACGCGTACTCGCTTGCCTTCTGCGCCGAGACCTCAATGTCGAAGACCGGTTTCCGCAGTCCGTCCGGCTGTCCGTTCGCGCCGTAGAGCGTCTGTGGCTGCAGCCCCTGATTGCTGTACTGTACGAACTGCTCTGCCCCGCGCTGCCCGATGATCCGGAACTGCCGCGGCAGATCATAGAACTGCCGGATGCGCTCAATGACCATCCGGATCATCCGTGCGTAGGCCCGGTAAGCCGACTTTGTGGAGTCCTTGCTGCTCCGGCCGGACGCTTCCTGCAGCGCTGCAATGGCCGAGGCCGCCGTCACGCCGGAGCTCGTCGCGCCGTTGTTGACGTCCGTGTTTCCCGTTGTCCACTTGAGCTCTTCAATTTTGTTCTGCAAGATCGCAATGTAATTGCTGTTGAGCATGTTGACCTGGATCGGCTGCAGACTGTCCTGCCCCAGATTCCCATCCACATGCACGAACGGCTTCGTCCAGTCCGCGAATTCCTGCTCGTTGACCGACCCGTCCGACCGCTTGAACCACCGAGGCGTCGTCGTCATGATCGCGTTCTTTACGATCGCCTGGTTCATCCGGTCGATCTGCTCCTGCGTCGACTTGCCGATGTCGATATACCCATACCCGGCAATGCTTCCCTCCACCGGGAACAGCGCGTCGACCACAAACGGGTATTCCCCGTCGTCATACAGGCCCGTCTCCGCCATGGGCTTTCCGACCGGCTGCTGCACGATGCTGCCGTCCGGCATGGTCATCGTGTCATACCGCTGCTCTGTGTCGTTCTCCGTCGCCTGCAGGATGGTGTCGCCCACCAGCTTCGCGAAGTGCAGCACCTGCCTTCCGTTCTGATATTTCTTGTAATACCAGTCTACCACCATCGACTTGTTGTCGAAGTTGATGACGTCGTCCGTGTTGTACTTCTGCTGCACCTGCTGCTTGGAGTTGAGTTTTCCCTGCAGCTCCGGGTACTTCTCGACCAGCAGATCGTTGTCCACCATCTCCGTCAGGAAGATGTTCTTCGACTTCTGCAGATCCCGGACGCCCGGCTCCCAGAAGAAAGACAGAATATCCACCGGCTGCACCGAGATATCCCCGAGGCCGTTCAGCTTCGAAGAATCCCACTTCACGTGCCAGATGAGCGTGCCCTGCTTGAGCTTCGTCCACTGGCTGTCCGAATAGACCTCTTCGAAGTCGTTCTGTTCCAGAATTACCGGCAGCACTGAGGAAAGCTTCGCTGCCTCCTCCCGGTCGTCCGGTTCCCGCGGGCGGATGGCCGGGGCCGGATAGGCCGCGATCGCGTCCGCGTGCTTGCCCATGATGACGTTGAAGAGCCACGCCGACGTCCACTTGTCATCCTCCGGGTTTCCCTTCTGGATCCGCTGCCAGCTGCGCATGCGCCACCAGTCCTCCGACGCAATGACCCGCGCCTCCAGCGCGCTCTTGCCCTGCCGGTATTTCTGCAGCGTGTCCATGGCCTTTCTGGCCTGCTCTTCGCCGATGGCCTTTCGCACCGTCGGCCCGCTCGCCGTGTCATTCTGCATGCTCGTCTGCATCTGCTCTGTCTGCATTGTCCGCTTCCTCCTTCCGCAGGTCTTCCGCCGTGAGTCTTGCCACCTCGTTCTGGATCCCGTCCAGCACAAAGCCCACGATGACCGGCGGCAGCCCCGCCTCGTTGATGGCCTCGATCAGCCGCCCCCGCAGCTGCACCACTGCTTTTGTGATATTCATAGCTCCTCCTATTCGTTATAACTGCTGATTGCCCGGTTGAGCGCTTCCTTGAGCGCAGAATAGCTGTTTGCAAAGTACGTCGCTTCCAGCTTCGTCCCTTCCGATACCGTGCTGACGCTTCCCGCGCCTGCCAGATTCCCGATGGCGTTTGCCGCCTCGTTGTAGATGGCCGCCGTGATCGTCTGCCCGGCGTAGGCCGTCGTGAAGGAAATGCTCCCGTAGCCTCTGGCGTCCCGGACCTCGTTGATCTTCGCCGTCAGCCGGTTCCAGCTCGCCGCCGTCAGGTATGTCACGGCCTTCCCCGCCGCGATATACGACGCATCGTCGCTCGTCCACGCGAAGGCCGCGATCTGCGCCTTCGTCTCGCCGGATACGGTGTTGGACGTCTTCGAGTCCGTCCCGGCCTTGTTGACGATCCAGAAATAATACGTCGTGCCCGGGTCCAGCCCCGAGACCGTCACCGGTGAGCTGCCGATCGACTGCGATCCGATCGCCGTATAGCTCGTCTTTCCCCAGTAGAGCGTCCAGCTGCCGTACTCGCCGCCGTTCTTGTTCCACGTGACCGTCGCCGTGTCCTTCGTCAGCGTGACCCCACGGATAACCGGCGCAACTGCCGTGATCTTCGTCTTGTAATACACGCGCACGGCCTGCCCGCTCGTAATGGGGATCGTCTCCGTCGCCGCGTGATTTGTCGCATACCCTTCCGACGCGAGCCTGAAATACTGGAATTCATACTCCTGCGAATACGTCTGGTACTGCGTGCCGGACATGGACAGGAAGAACGAATTGCCGATCGTGCCGGAGACGGACCCGTCTGACAGCGTGTGCTGCCCGTCCAGGTAGTTGTAGATCGGAATCGTCGTGGTCTTGCTCTGGTAGTAGACCTTGACGGTCTGCCCTTCCTGGATGGGAATCGGGTAGTTCGCTCCATGCTCCGTGTTGTAGTTCTGCGACGAGAGCCGGAAGTACAGGAAATGATACTGCTGCGAGTACGTCTGATACTGCGTGCCCACGGCCGAAATGTAAAACGTATCTCCGATATCGCCTTTGAAGGACCCGCTCGCCAACTGCGTCAGGTTATCCAGGAAGTTTAGAATGCTGACCGTCGCCTGCGAGGTCGACTGTGCTAGCGTCCGCACGCTGATGGAGTTTGTCTCTGCGACAAGCGCCCCCGTGTTGCTGTTGTAGATCCGCACGCGGCAGATATACAGCGTGTCCGGCGTCAGCCCGGTAATGATCCGGCTTGCCGTCGTCGTGCCCGCAGTCGAGTCCGTCACCGTCGCCATGACCTGTCCGGCCAGGATATATTCATATTTTCGCTTGTATGTCGTCGTGGACGACATACCGGATACCGTCAGCGTGATACTTGTCGGCGTACCCGATGCGCCGGACAGTGTTGCCATTCAGCCAGCCCCCTTATCCGAACACCGGCGTAATGCCGCTTACGCCGCCGGAAGCGATAAACCGGATACTCCCGTCCGATTTTATCTGCATACTGGCTGTCCCAGCCGCGTTCTGCAGATACACATCGCCGCTTGTCGAGCGCACGCGCACCGCCGGACCGGACAGGTCGACCGCATAGGCCGCCGAGCTGGAGGACGTAAACTGCAGACTGCCCTCCGCGCCGCCGATCGTGCCGTTCGAGAAGTTTGTGCCCGCGATCTCAAGACCGTTGCTGATGATGTTGATCTCATCCATGATCTGCTTGAGCTTCGTCTGAATGCTCGTGCCGTCGAGCTTCAGATCCGTTGCGTTGATCGTTCCGCCGATCTCAGCCCCCGTGCACGTCAGCTTGCCGTTCGCGTCCACCTTGAATTTGTCCTTGATGGAAAGCCCGCTCGTGCCGAAGTACATGCTCGCGCTGCCCCCAAATTCATTGGCCGTGCGGTAAATGCTGCTTTCCGAGATCGTCCACGGCCCGAACGTCGAGTTGGCCGCCGCCGTGATCTTCCCCGACAGCACCGCCCCCGCCGCCTCCAGCGTCCCGGACGGAAAGTGCAGTTTTTTATCGCTGAGATACGCGACCTCCTGCCCGTCCTGCCAGAAGCTCACCCGGTCCGGCGTCACGGTCAGAAGCTCGTTCTTCGTCCGGTCAATGACGTTCTCGCCGCCGTCCGTCACCGTCGTCTCGATGTTCCCCACGCCCACGCCGTAGACCGGCACAGCGCCCTTGTAGTACAGCAGCCCCGTCTTGATGTACTGCTTCGAATTGACGGAAAACCGATTGTTGACGCCCGCCGTGTAGTCATACAGCTGTTTGATGCCGACCGAGTTTCCCTCGATTGTCAGCTGTGTCTTCTCGAGATACTTTCCGAAGTCCGAGATGGCCACATAGCTGCCGGACAGCTTCGTCGACCACGTCTCCGAATTTGCCGCGGCGAAGTCCGCCGTCTTGATGATGAGCGCCTTGAGCGCGCCGTAGCCAGAGAGCGTCGTTTTCTTCTCCGCCTCGGGCAAACTGTCCGCGTCGATGGCCTGCGAGATCTCCGTCAGCGTCGCCTTCGCCGACCAGTCGGCGAGGTTCAGCTGCTCGGTCACGCTGCACAGATACCGCCGCATGCTCTCCAGCTGCTCCTGCGTCGTCTTCCCCGCGATCGACGGGTATGCAAGTGTCAAAGATCCCATTACGCATCACTCCCCGCTTCCAGCACCCGCGCCAGGCTGAACAGCTTCATCTCGCCCTTCCCCGTCAGCCGGAACTTCAGATGGTCACACCTTGCGGGCCGGATCGGCAGCAGGAACGTCCGCAGCCCCCGGCCTTCAATGTGCCCGCAGTGCCGCCAGATGCCGTCGGAATCGTACTGCACCCAGAAATCGACGCTCGACCCCTTCGGCAGCTGCATCCGCAGGTTGATCCGGGACACATACTTTTTCCCGACCAGCCCATACGTCATGATCCCCGTCTCCGCCATCCAGCCTACCGGGGCTTCCAGCGTCCCGACACTCCCGTACACGGTTTTGAGCGTCCCGTCCTCAAGGAAATACAGCTCATCGTCCACCCGCGCGAAGTCCTCTGCGTGGGTGCTGTCCTCCTTGTGCCACAGACCCTTGCGGGTGTCGTAGACGAACAGCGACCAGTTATGGCCTTCATCCTCCATGCTGATGAAATACTTCCCTCTGGCGCCGCCCGCCACGGCGTTGTAATACAGCTTCGTCCCGAAGCAGCTTCCGATCTCGCTCGGCAGACTCCCGTCGTACACGCAAACGCCCATCCGCGATTTGTAATACAGCCGGTCATCCACCACGACCAGGCTCTTGGCAGACCCATTCTGCACGCCCGCGCATTTCTGCACGACCACCTGATGCGCCCCCGTCGCCGACGGATACACCCGGTGGAAGCAGTCCTCCTTGAAGAAGATCGGGCTGTCCGCCAGCGTCGCCGCGCCTGTCCACTTTCCGTCCGTGCCGCAGCTCGCGCGCCATGAATCCGTCGACACACCCTGGTAGCACTCCCAGTTCTTAAAATCGCCCAGCTTGCAGCAGTAGATCTCATTGACGGTCTCGCCGTCCGCCACGCCGTACTTGCAGCCCCACAGCCGGTTCCCGCTCTCGGTGATGAAGTCCATGCTTGGGACCTTCCGGGCCGTCTTCACGGTCCCGCTCGTCACCTTCGTCGTCTCGTCGACGAGGCCGACGATCACGAGGTAGCTCTCGCCCACATCGTAGAGGATCTGGCTGCCGTTGAGCTTCTCGACCTGCTCGTTTCCGCTGAGGCCCGAAAGCTGAATGCCGTCATACTGCTTGAAACCTCGACCGATGCCATTGGCGGAAAGCTTCAGATACACCGTCGGCACGGATACCCACTGGCTCGTCGCCTCCGCCCACTGCTTGAGCGTGTGGAGCTTGCCGGACGTGTCGAGCCAGTACTGGCCATTCGTCGGGTTTTCCGGCTGGCTGGCCTGCGTGTAGCTGACCGTCAGCACCGTCCCGTCGACGAGGCAAAGAGAAATTTCCACGTTCGTGCTCGACGCGTCGACCACATTCTCCTGCCCCATGTACCCGTTGTCCGAGTACTTCTCGGTGTTGAAGTAGATCCCATCCGGGAAGATGCACAGATACGCGCCCATGGAAATGAGCTGCTTTTCCCCCGCCGAGATCGACACGGACGGCATATACGCCTCCATCGAAGCGCCGTTGATATAAAGCACCTGGTTCTGCACCCAGCACAGCGCATCCTTCGCCAGAATGCCCTGCACGCCCTCGATCGCCTGCGCCGTCCCTCTCCTTGGCCGCGGCGCGAGCAGCGGATACTCGTCCGCCGACAGATTCTCCATGTCGTAAAACTCCCCGTCCGCCAGCTCGAGGTTGTGGTTGTATCCGAGAAAGACCTCCGTCATCATGGTCTGCTTCTCAGTCTCCGTCAGTTGTGGTGCCAGCATAGCCTTACCTCCGTTTCATCATGTCCAGGGGATCAAACAGAACCGGCGGTGCTTCTGCCGGTACCGTCGGCTTGATTGGCCGCGACATGCACATATACCGCCATTCGTCCGCGCAGTGATCCTCCATTTTCGTATCCAGATCCTCCACCTTGTGCTCGTCATACATGAGCATCGGGATCGTCCGGATAAACGCTTTGCACCCTGCAAATACATACATTCTCGGGTATCCATCCGGGTCAAACTGTAGCCGGTAGTGGCACTGCATCCACCCCGCAATGCGCTCGTTGTCTCCCGGTGAAAAATATACACCGTATTTCGCTGCGGTCTGCATGATGCTCTCTCCGCGATCCGCCGCCCAGCACGCCGGGTCGGCGACGCCGATGATGTTCTTCCCTTTGAGCCACGCATGCGTCCGCTCGATCCTGCTGATCTCCGCAAACTGCTTGTCCGGGTTCCACTTGACGCCCTCGTTCGGTGTCTTCGTGCATCCGTAAAGCTCCAGAATGCGATAGATCACGCCGTCATAGTCGACCGCCCACCACGCACAGGAAAACGGCTTGCCGTAGCCAAAGTCATAGCTCCTGCAGATCGTCCACCCGTCCGGGATCTCAAACGGCTCAATGACATGCGTCCAGCGCCGGTCCTTGTAATGCTCCGGGTCGTCCCGGAAGTCCTCGAAGAACTGTCCTTCATAGACGTCCCATCTGCCATACAGCCACGCCTCCCGGATCTTCGGCGGCAGCGTCTCGAGCTGGTCGATATACTCCGGTTGGGTCTGCATCAGGATTTTGTTGTCCTGCAAGAGCGCCTGAATGAAATTGTAGTTTTCCGGTTTCTCTTTGCCCTCAAAGCGGCGATCGACAAACAGACGCTTGAAATACGCATGTGCTGGCCCTCCCGGGTTCAGCGTGTAATACGTCCGCTTCGGAAATCCGTTCGTTCCTCGCACGCAGGCGTTGATCTTGTCGATCCACTCCTTCTGCAGCAGCCCGGCCTCATCGATAAACAGCACGTCATACTCCGCGCCCTGGTATTGCTGCAGGTCTCCCTCGTTGTCGCAGTAGCCGAATTTGATCGTCGATCCGTTTGGAAATCGGAAGATCTTGTCGGTGGTGTTGTACTTCGCGATCCCCGCCAGCTCTTTTTTCAAGGGCTCGATATGGTTGTTCCTGAGTTCAGGCATCGTGCGTCTTACGATCAGGACCTTGATTCCCTTGAAATGCAGGGCCAGCAGCTTCGCCTTCGTCCGTACGGCCCAGCTCTTGCCGCCGCCGCGCGCGCCGCCATAGGCCACATGCCGGTGATGGTCCAGCAGAAACAGCTTTTGCTTTTCGTTCGGTTCTCCGAAGCGGATCGTTTTCATTCCGCGTAGGCCTCCGCTTCTGGCTCCATGGTGATGCGCTGGCTTTCGTCCTGCTTTTCTCCTTCCGCGTCACGTTTGTACCGGAACCCATACTCCAGCGCGAACTGTGCCCCACGCTGAGAATCCCGGTCGAACAGTCTTTCGGCCGTATATTGTTCCACGCGCGTCTGCGCGCGCGAAATCGTGTCCATAAATTCTTTCCTGGCCTTGTAGTTGTACAGGCTCTGCCTGCTGGAAAAGCCCAGCGCCAGCGCAAGCCCCGGGATCGTCGGCGGCTTCCGCCCCACCCAGACCGGAGTCCCATCTTTCTGGTTGAAAACGATGCTCCCGTCCTCATCCCGCAGGATCTCTCCCTTGCAGCTCTCAAAATACGCCTCGATCAGCCCTTCGATCTGCTCCACGGATTCATACTTCGGTTTCCTCGCCATGGCTCACGCCTCCCTTCTGCTTTTCAGCATAGCGTATCCGGAAAATCTTTTCACCCCACGCACGCAGAATGAGCGCATACGGCGTTCCGCATGCGCTTCGGCTCTCATTCTGTTCTTTCGTAGTATCGGAGCTTCGCCGCCGCGATGCTGCACCGCACGTAGTCAAAGCTGGCGCAGTATCGCGTGATGTAGTCTGATGTCTCCCGCCGTTCAGGAAATGCGAGCACGCATTCTCCCTCGCAGCGTATCGTCTTTTTCCCGGCTGCCTGCCAGAATGGGCAGATATACTCCCTGTGCCAGTAGTCGCTCGTCCCTATCACCCTTTCGTCTTAAAACCTTACGCATATACAAGGTTTAATTTAAGCGGCTCCCGTTCCGCTTGCTCTCTGATCTTGGGTCGACTACATACTTATAATATTGATACCCGTACTTTGTCGTCCGGGCCTCTACGAGGACGTAACCTCGCGGGGCGACGGGCGGATGCTTGGGGCTGTACTCGCGCACGGCCTCGGTCGCAGGTTCCGGCCCTGGGCGGATACAATTTCGCGTCGCCTTGTACCGGTGGCCGCCGAATTCTTTTC